GTGGGGAGTACGAGCGGCCTCGCATCGGACAGTAAGAACCGTCCCGCGAAGCTAACTTCGTTACTCACTCCAGACGATAAAAACGCTTCAAGTCTATTGGGAGGGTGATATGGGTTCTGTGTTAGGGAAGTCTTCTTCCACACCGACGTACACCGCACCGAGCTATTCGGTCCCGGATATGAGCGGGTACTACAACACCGCTCTAACATCGTTTCAGAATAACATGACTTCTGCGTTAAGCCAAGCGCAGATGCAGATGCAGAATCAGATGAACACATGGCAAAACAATCAAGAAGAGTACTCCTCCTCACTGCCCGAAGTTATAGGGAGCGAGGCGGCTGGCGTTGATTGGGAAAAGAAGTCCGAAGAACTGAAGGCAAAGATGAAAGCCGACTATGAACTTGATAAAGCAAACCGGGTGGGTAAGCTGTCTACCGTTCTTACCTCCCCATTACTCGATACGTCAACGCCTGTTACTACGGGCTCTCTTTTAACTGGAGCATAAGATGGTCGCATTTACAAAGGAAAAGTGCCTCGCGGACTTCCTAGCTCTCAAGTCAGAGATGAGTGAGTGGGAGGATATGTGGGATGAAATATCCAATTACATAACCCCGGCTCGTAGAGTCAAAACGAGCTTTACTGCACCGGCAAAACGTAAGCTCATTGCCGCTAAGGCCATAAACACGACGGCGGAAGACGCTCTTGGCATTCTGGTATCGGGGTTTCAAGGAGGGTTCATACCCTCTACACGTCCTTGGCTTCGCATGGACTGGAAGGACAAACGAGCTAAAGGGATGTCCGCCCTTCAGACGTGGCTTGAGGAGGCTTCAGAGGTATTGAACGCGGCCTTCCAGAATACGAACTTCTACTCCGCTGTTAAAGTGGCGATACATGAGTGCTGCGGTTTTGGAACAGGGTGCGTGTTTTCCGATTCGTCGGTTAGCGGCTCCCCCTTCTCGATTGAGAACCACAGTGTCGGGGAGTATGTCTTTGCCCTCGATGAGAACGGGAACCCGAATAAGCTATATCGGGTTTACTTCCTATCCCCGGCGAACCTCGTTGAAAAGTACGGGAAGGACCGGGTCAGTGCGGCAACTAACGAGTTAGTTGAGAGCAAGACAGCCATAAGGGACTACCGATTCGTTGCGGTTATTGACGCAATCATACCCGAACCTTTTCAGGATAAGAAGTTCAAGCGGTACACCTGGGAGATTGGCACCGGTGGGATGTCCACCTTGAACGACATGCTTACAGGTCCAAAGGTTGGGAAGAGCGAGCCTCTTGAAGTAAGCGGATTCTATGAGTTCCCGATCCACATAATGCGGTGGGACATTCTCGCAGGGGACGTATTCGGTGTAGGCCCTGGTATGTCCGCGCTCCCCGAAGTAAAACGGTTACAGGAGATTGAGAAGAGTTACCGCCTTGCAGTCCATCGTGAGGTAGACCCCCCGCTTATTGGCCCAAGCTATCTTCGGGGTACTATGTCCTCGCTTCCAGGAAGCAAGAACTACTATCGCAACCCAAATGACCGAGTGTACCGGTTGTTTGAGGCGAACTTCAACGAGCAGGCGTGTCTTACCTTGATGGAGCGGATTGAAGGGCGCATAAAGCTGAAGTTCTTCAACGACATTTTCCTGACTGCTGCACGCGACCCGAACGCCTCGCCTCTTAAAGCGGCGGAGGTCGTAATGCGTGACGGTGAGAAGATGCTCAGACTCGGTAGCGTTATGGAACGCGTTGTTCCGGAGTTCTTCAGACCACTAATCGTCAGGTGCTTTAACATAATGTACCGGAAAGGTCTTCTTCCGCAAGTTCCACCCGAAGTGCTTCAGTTAGGGGGAGGTGTAAACATAGAGTTCACATCCCCGCTTGCACAGGCTCAGAAGTTGGTGTCCGCCCGTACAATCGAGTTGTCGCTTGCCTTCATCGGCCAAGCGCAGGCCATATCCACGACGGTTATGGACAACATTGATCCCGACAAGGCGGTCGAGGAGTATTTCGACGCACATGGCACGCCGAAGCGCATTATGACCACACCTGAACAAAAAGCTCAGATAAGAGAACAACGCAATAAGCAGATGCAGGAGGAAAAGAACAAGCAAGAAGCTGCACAGGCGGCGGAACTGTCGGGTAAAATCGACCCACAGATGGCTACAGCACAGAAGACACGCGCTGAAACGAGTGGGCTTATCGCTGAAGCTATGCAAACTCAACAAGAGTTAGGGGGATTCTAATGGCGGAGGCAATATCGGACGTGGCAAGGGAGTACCTTGAGGAAGAGCAGATTCGCGCTATGAAGAAAAGCGAGAAGGCTACCGCTAGGGAAAGGAATGCTCTTAGAAATCTGATGGAGCATAAAGATTTTTCTCAGTTAATCAAAATACTTCTTGACATAACCAATTTTAACGGTAATAATTACACTGATGATACACATCTGACATACCATCTAGGGGGTAGGAGTTATGTCATGTATGAGTTACTATCTATCTTGGGCGAGGTAGACCCTACCTTCTACCCAAGGACACTCTTAAAACTTATGGAGGCAGACAATGACACTGGAAGCAAATAGCACTACGACTACGACTACGACACCCGCCGCTGGCGAAAACGGCGCAACAAATAACTCTCCTGCTGGCCTACCGCCTTCTGCCTCGGGCGCAGGCACCCCCCAAGTAGGAGGGGCAGGAGTCCCGCCCGTGGTTCCGTCGCCTTTGACGGGCGGGACTCCTGCAACTACCGATGTAACTGGAGGCGTCCCAACTAACGTGTTAGTTAGCCTCGGACTTAACCCCGATCTCTTAGGTCATGATCGCTTAAAAGGCATTAGCACCGTAGAGGACTTGGCAAACGCATTAGTGAATGCGAACCTTGCGCCTCCTGTCGTTAAGCCTGAAGAGTATCAGTTGCCGCAAGGAGTTCCGGAAGATGTTCGTGGCGTAGCCCACTCGTTGGCACTCACACAGGATCAGCTTAACGGCATCCTTGAGTTCCAGGCTAATAACTTCCAAGCAGCCTCGCAGAGAGAACTTGAGGGTATGGCCGCTGCGGGACAGCAGAAGTTAACGGAGTGGGGAGCGCAAGCCAAGGAGAACCTTGAACTCGGTAAGACCGCTGTAGGGTACATCGAGTCAAAATCTCCGGGGCTTGTCGACATGCTCAATAAAACGGGGTATGGAAACCACCCGGTTGTTATGGAGTTGTTCAGGCATGTTGGGGATTTGTTGAAGGAAGGCGGCTTCAACAAAGGAGAGCAGTTCACCCCCGCCGCTACAAAGAATCGGGCGGACAGAATGTTCCCCACCCAAGCAAATAACAAATAACTTTTCTGTAGAAAGAGGGCAATATGGCATTCGATCCGTTGACCGGGGCTGCGTACCCCAACCTTATTAATGTGGCAAAAAGTCTTGATCCTGATGGGTCGATTGCCGATGTTGCGGAGTTGTACTCCCAAAGCAATCCGATCCTCATGGACATTCCGATGGTTGAGGGCAACCTTCCCACCGGCCACCGTTCCACTATCCGGGCGGACCTTCCGACCCCGACTTTCCGTAAGCTGTATCAGGGCGTAAAGCCGACCCGCTCCAGCAAGATTCAGGTCGACGACACCATTGGTAACGTCGAGGACTACGCCGCAGTGGATAAAGACCTCGCTGATCTGAACGGGAACTCCAGCGATTTCCGCCTGTCGGAAGACAAAGCGCATATCGAGGGCATCTCGAACACGATGGCGACCACCCTTTTCTACGGCGATACCTCGCTTAACCCGGAACGGTTCCTGGGTCTTGCGCCTCGTTACGATGCGCTCGATCTCACCGCCTCGAAACCCGGTGGCGTAACCAACTCCTCGCAGTTGAAGAACGTCATTGACATGTCGGGTACGGCGAACCTCACTTCCATGTGGCTGGTTCTGTGGGGCAAGGACACCGTTTTCGGTATCTACCCGAAAGGCTCCAAGGCCGGCCTCAAGCAGACCGACCAAGGGGAACAGCGTCTTTCTGACAGTGAAGGTGGTTGGTTCCAGGGATACGTCACTCATTACAAGTGGCAGATGGGCCTCGTCGTAAAAGACTGGCGCTGTGTTGTGCGTATCGCCAATATCAACGTCGCCAACCTTGGGGACGCTGCCGGTCAGAAAGCCCTGTATCAGGCAATGGTTAAGGCTCTTCACACCGTACCTCCGGGCGTTGTGGGACACCCGGTGTTCTACTGCGGCGGGGCGGCTGCTACCATGCTCGATCTGGCGGCTACTGAGAAAGGCAATCTCGCACTTGGCATCACCGACGTATTCGGCCAGGAGCTTACTTCGTTCCGTAAGATTCCTATCCGCCAGTGCAACGCGATCATCGAAGCGGAAGCTCAGATCGTATAACAATTTTCGATAAGAGGACAATATGATCATTGATAAATCTTTGATGATTGCGGACGGCCTTGCGTACAATGGTTCTCCGACGGTTATTGATCTTGGCAAACCCAAGATGGGAAAAGGCGAGCCGATTGTACTGATGGTTCAGGGTTCAGGAACCCTCGCGGGCTGTACCGGGATCACCATTACCGATGGCGCAACCGTAGCCGCTGCCGATGCACACGAGACACAGGTACTCACCCT